AATCCAGTTACAGGAGAGGATGAATAGTAGTTATATAATATGACTAAAAAAATAGACAAAGCACTTGGTGTGTGGGATGGTGTAGATAAAGCACTAAAAGAACTTCCATCCACATCACAAGAGGTAATGACTCCTCCACCCACGTATTCAGAAGATATGGATGATATTCAAGATGATTATGAATATCAAAGAAAGCAATTTTACAATTTAGTTGAGAAGGGCTCAACGGCAATTGACGGCATATTGGAGCTTGCAAAGGAAGGTGAGCATCCAAGGGGGTATGAGGTTGCTGGAAATCTTATCAAACAAGTAGCAGAGGTTACTGAAAAGTTGGGTGACTTACAAGAGAAGATGAAAAGACTACAGGATGTTCCCAACACTGCTCCCAAGAATGTAACTAACGCATTATTTGTTGGTTCTACAACAGAGTTACAAAAAATGTTAAAAGGGAAAACGGATGTATGAGTATCAATGTAAGATTGTTAGGGTTGTTGATGGAGACACCGTTGATGTAGATATCGACCTTGGTTTCGGTACGTGGATGAAAAAACAACGTATTCGGTTGTATGGTATAGATACACCAGAGAGCCGCACAAGAGATTTGGAAGAGAAGAAGTACGGAATTATGGCTAAGGAAATAGTCAAGAAATATATTCCCGAAGGAAGTACTCAGATTCTCAGAACTAAGAAAGATAAAGCGGGAAAGTATGGTCGTATTCTTGGAGAGTTTGTTGTAGCTGAACTTGCCACCGGCCGTACGGCACCAAATGGCGTTACTTTAAATAAATGGATGATTGAGAATCATTACGGTGTTACATATACAGGGCAATCTAAAGACGATATCGCTGAACAACATTTAAGGAATCGGGAACTGGTTTTTAATGTTAATCCTGATATAGTGACGTAATGTCAGATAAGGTCTATTTAGGCAACCCGAATCTCAAAAAGGCCAATGTCGCTCAGGAGTGGACAAAGGAAGAGGTTAAGGAATATGCCCGTTGTATGAAAGACCCGATTTACTTTATTAAGAATTACATTAAAATCGTTTCTCTGGATAAAGGACTTATACCATTTGATCTCTATGATTTTCAAAAGGAAATGGCGGGAACTTTTCACAATAACCGTTTCACCATATGCAAACTCCCTCGACAATCTGGAAAATCAACTATTATTATAGCATACATACTTCACTATGTTTTGTTTAACTCAACAGTGAATGTGGCTATTCTTGCTAACAAGGCCGCAACTGCTCGTGATCTTTTGGGACGGTTACAGTTAGCATACGAGCATTTACCCAAGTGGTTACAACAAGGAGTGATGACTTGGAACAAAGGAAGTTTAGAACTTGAAAACGGTTCTAAAATTTTGGCTTCGTCTACTAGTGCTAGTGCCGTTCGTGGCGGTTCCTATAATATTATTTTCTTAGATGAGTTCGCTTATGTTCCTGCTAATGTAGCAGAACAATTTTTCAGTTCAGTATATCCTACAATAAGTTCCGGCCAAACGAGTAAGGTAATAATCGTATCTACACCCCACGGCATGAATATGTTTTATAAAATGTGGGTCGATGCCGAAGAAGGCAGAAATAGTTATGTTCCCATTGAGGTTCATTGGAGTGAGATTCCTGGCCGAGATGTAGCATGGAAAGAGGAAACGATTAAGAACACCTCTGAATCTCAGTTCAACACAGAGTTTGAATGTGAGTTTTTGGGTTCTATTGATACACTCATCACCCCAGCAAAACTTAGACAACTCACATATCGAGAGCCAACAAAATCCAATGCGGGGCTGGACCAATACGAAAAACCCAAAGAAAATCACACATACATCATACCAGTTGATGTGTCAAGGGGAACTTCTAGGGACTATTCTGCTTTTACAGTTATTGATATATCCCAGATACCATACAAATTAGTCGCAAAATATAGGGATAATGAGATTAAACCCCTGTTATTTCCTAGTAAAATACACGATGTTGCACGAGCATATAATCAAGCATTCGTTATGGTAGAGGTAAACGACATAGGGGAACAGGTAGCAAACACTTTACAGTTTGATTTGGAGTATGACAACCTAATGATGGCTTCTATGCGAGGTCGTGCGGGACAAGTCCTTGGTGGAGGGTTTTCAGGGGGTAAAGCACAATTGGGGGTAAGAACTACCAAAGCAGTCAAAAAGATGGGGTGTTCTAACTTGAAACAAATGATTGAGGACAATAAACTCATTATAGAAGATTTGGATACTATTAGTGAACTGTCCACCTTTATCGTAAAGGGGAGTTCATTTGAAGCAGATGAGGGGTGTACAGATGACTTGGTATCTTGTTTATTCCTATTTGCATGGGCTAGTGACCAACAATATTTCAAGGAATTAACAGATATAGACATTCGTGCAACCATGATGCGTGAACAACAGGACGCACTAGAACAGGATATGGCCCCATTTGGATTTGTGGTTACTGGCCTAGAAGACGAAAATATAGGTGAAATGGTTGATGAATACGGTACTCGTTGGTCGCCTGTGGTACGAGATTATGGGTCTGATTGGTAAATTATCCGTTTTATATGAATTCAATCAAATCGTGATGTTTCTTAATGTAGCAGTTATAACACAAAATAACTGACTGATCTATTAGATGAAACACCTCTTTACGACAATCATCACCAGTTCCAACTCTCTTAGATATCTTGCGTATCTCTGCATCGTGGGGGTAAAATTTCAGGCAGACATGCTCTGACTCGCCACAATGAATACAAGATTTCTGTGTAAGAAACTCGTTAAGAAGAAATACCCGTTTTTGGTAATTCCTTTTTGACACCTTCTTTATCGTATTTTTATATTTTTCGTAATGAATATTCATGTTATTATTTATATGATATAACACTTATAAAAAATGTTGTGTAAAAGGTAGATTTTATAAATATCTGTAGATAATAACTCTAAGATTAAAGGAGTAAGGATATGGGTTTCTTAGTTTCACCTGGCGTACATGTCAGAGAAATTGATCTTACCAATGTTGTTCCTGCTGTTGCTACGTCTATCGCTGCTGTCGCCGGGCCTTTTCAAAAAGGACCAGTTAGTTCGGTAACTTCAATTGGTTCAGAGGAAGAATTGGTACAAATATTTGGTAAGCCAAATGGTTCAAACTTTGAGTGGTGGTTTACTGCTGCAAACTTCCTTCAATATGGCGATCAACTAAGAGTAGTTCGTGCAGAATCTAGCATATTAAATGCTGGTGCAGATAGCGGCATTCTTATTAGAGATGATGAACATTATTTAGATAGTTTTGCTGCGGGAGAGGGTTCACATGGAGAGTGGGCTGCTCGTTCTGCTGGAACATGGGGCAATTCGCTGCGTGTAGAAATGTGTCCAACTGCTACATCATATGAACAACTTCTTGGGGGTTCTAATCAAGTTGATGATGCCAGTGCAAGTGCAGGCGATACTACAATCACAGTTGATAATGCAGATGAAACTGGGTGGGCGTTTAATGTAGGAGATTTAATCTCTTTCTATTCAGACACTACTGGCTTGGTTACAATAGATGATTGGAATGAATATGAAGTTACTGCCATCAATACAGGCACTAATGTATTAACAATTCGTCTAAAAGATGATCCACAAGGAAGGGGTTTACAAACTGATATTGCAGATAATTCATACATAAGACGGCGTTGGAAATATTATGATTTATTTGCTTCTGCGCCTGGAACTTCTGCATGGGCATCAGAAGCACGTGCTGCTAACAACAATGATGAACTTCATATTGTTATAGCCGATGCTACAGGTGCTCTCACTGGATATGATAATGATCTGGTAGGAAATAGAACTAAAGGTGTTCTAGAAGTGTGGGAAAACTTGTCAAAAAACCCTGTTGCAAAAACTGCTCAAGGTGGTTCTAATTATTATCCAGATGTTATTCACAAGGGATCCAATTATATTTACTGGACAGATCATATTTCTGGTGGTTCCAATTGGGGTACAGATACAACTTCTGCGTATACAAGTGTTATTCCAATGACAATTGATACACTAACTGGTGGAACAGATGATTATTCTGTAACTGCTGGAGAACTTGAAACTGCATACGATAAGTTTGCAGATGTAGAAGCTCTTGATATCAACTTAATATTAGGTGGACCAAGTTCTGGTGTGGCTGATACAAAGGCCGGTCAGGATACTTTTGTTACTATGATTACTGCTCTTGTTGAAGAGAGAAAAGATTGTGTAGGATTTGTTTCTCCATATCGTTCTGCAACAGTGGGGGTTGCTCTTGCTAACCAACAGTGTTCAAACGTACAAATTGCATATGACCTTTGTCCATCTTCATCTTATATGGTTTATGACAGTGGATACAAATACATGTATGATAAGTATAATGACGTATATCGGCATGTGCCGTTAAATGGTGATATTGGTGGACTTTGTGCATACACTGATGGTGTTGCTGATCCTTGGTGGTCACCAGCTGGTTATAATCGTGGAGCAGTTCGTGGTGCGATTAAACTGTCATTTAGTCCAGAAAAAGCAGATCGTGATAAACTTTATCGGGCAAGGGTTAATCCTGTTGTTGATTTTCCTGGCCAGGGTGTTACCCTCTTTGGTGACAAAACTGCTCTTACCAAACCAAGTGCCTTTGACCGTATCAACGTAAGACGGTTATTCTTGGTACTTGAAAAGGCAATTGCAACGGCTGCTAAATATATGCTCTTTGAGTTCAACGATGAATTTACAAGAGCACAATTTAGAGCAATGGTAGAACCTTTCTTGAGGGATGTTCGAGGTCGCCGAGGTATATATGACTTCAAGGTGGTTTGTGACTCTACAAATAATACTGAAGATGTTATTGATCGAAGTGAATTTATTGGTGACATTTATATTAAACCCGCTCGATCAATCAATTTCATTACACTAAACTTTATTGCGGTTAGAACCGGCGTATCGTTTAGTGAGGTAGGAGGTTAATCATGGCTAATATAGATGACTTTAAAGCTAGTCTAATCGGTGGTGGTGCAAGAGCTAATCAGTTTCGGGTAACAATTACAGCCCCAACTGGAATTTTTACAGGTCTTGAAATTCGCACAACGTCATTCTTGGTTAGGGCAGCGAACCTACCAGGCCAGACACTTACGCCTATCGAAGTTCCATTTCGTGGACGTAAAATTTATATTGCTGGGGATCGGGAATTTGCTGATGAGTGGACAACTACAGTTATGAATGATACAGACTTTATGGTTCGAACTGCGATTGAACGTTGGATGAATGGTATTAATGACCTTGCTGATGGAACAGGTAAAACTTCACCTTCTGATTATCAAACTGATCTTATGGTTGAGCAGTTAGACCGTGATAATAAAGTTCTAAAACATTACATATTTAGATATGCTTGGCCTACTTCGGTGACTGATATTGATTTAACTTCTGATCAAGCAGATGCAATTGAAGAATTTGATATCACTTGGAGATATCAATACTTTACAGCTTCTGGAGTAAGTAGTGATGCCGGAACGGCGACAGCTGCGCTTTAAAGCATGGAGTCCAATAGTTGTTCAATAAACTTCAGCTTCTAATCTAAACCCTACTAAATAGTCGGTAGGAGACATTTTAGAATGGCACAATTATTTGGCTTTACAATACAAAAAGCACAAAAGGATATGGGCCCCCGTGAAAAAACTTTCACGGACCCCACTCCTGATGATGGCGCAATTGAGATCGCTGGTGGCGGTTTCTTTTCATCTGTTTTAGATACGGATGGAAGAGAACGATCTGACCTTGATTTTATCAGAAAATATAGAGATATCGCAATGCAGGCCGAGTGTGATGCAGCAATTGAGGATATCGTTAATGAAGGTATTATTTCTAATCTTAATGATGTTGCAGTCCAAATTGATCTAATTAATATCCCATATTCAGAAAAAATTAAAAGAAGGATCAGAAACGAATTTGATGAAGTTCTGAGACTTCTTAATTTTAATGAAAAAGGCCATGACATCTTTCGTAGATGGTATATAGATGGAAGAATCTACTATCACAAAATTATTGATTCTAAAGACCCGCAAAGGGGTGTTACACAGTTAAGACTTATTGATCCTACCAAAATTCGGAAAGTTAGAGAAACTCAAAAAGAACCTGATGTTAAAAATCAGGGTATAGAAATGATCTCTAAAGTAGAGGAATACTTTATCTACAACGATAAAGGATTTGCTGGAGCAGGGGTTCATGGTACTGACCAGGGCATTAGAATATCATCTGATGCAATTGTATATGTTCCTTCTGGTTTACTTGATGGTAATTCTGGTAGAGTTCTTTCATATCTCCATAAGG